CGATCAAAGTTGTTTCTGTATGAATCCTTATCGTTATATACAAAATCTTCTAAGTACATATCTACCCCCTTTTTTTTAAGTCTTTTAATATTATACCAGTTGGACTACCATTTAAAAGTTCTTGTACAGCTTCAAAATGATTGTCCTGTGCTACTTGTAATTCAAACTCTGCTCTCTCTAACTTTTCTTCAGGTGTTAATGATTCAGGTTCGTTGTTACATTTATCGTCCCATTCTCTAAATAATCTACTCATTTGTATCCCCCTAGATTAATGTTCATGTGTATCAATGCTATTGCCAACTATTATAGCTATATCATCAAAAGCATTTAATAAATCAGATTTAGTAAAGTGTGGTACAAATAAAACTTGTATATGTTCTTTTGTAAAAATATTCTCA